GGGCGACCCAAAACAGATGCTGAGCTCGTCAATGATATACGTGCATTTATCGGTCACAAAAATGTAACATCGATATATGTTGATCCGGCGGCAGCTTCGTTTAAAATTGCCCTTAGACAGGCCGATCTTCCTGTGCTGGATGCAAACAACGACGTGCTGCTCGGTATAAAAACAGTCAACAAATTCATATCAGGAAAAAATCTGTTGGTACAGGCAGGTTGCAAAACTCTAATAGAACAGATACAATCGTATGCGTGGTGTTCCAAAGCAAGCGATCGAGGTGAAGATCGTCCCATAAAAAAGGACGATCATATCGTGGACGCTCTTCGCTATGCAATGACGCCTTTCATGCGAACGGGTGAATTTAGCAATCCGGACGAGCAGCTGTCATATGACGTATTACGACGTCGTATATTTCACGATGATGATATTTATTCGCAATTCAACAACGAGATAGGTTTATGACTTTGCTAGAGGAACAGATGACTTGGTTAGATGAACACACAAAATCACAGAACGAAATATCAAAAACTTTAAACGAGTTTTTCATACAGAATGAGAGTAACCCGTCAATGTTGGCCGATTTTCTAAAAGACGCATCGTTGGACGATAAATCGAGTCCGGTAAAATTTTACGATGCTCTTTTGATATATATTTACGAAAGAAAGAGTAGTCTAGGAGTATAAATGAAAATAATAGCGTGCTTAGAGTTATCGAAATATATAAATGGTATGCGTTCTTTTGAAAACACAACTAGTATATTAGATTCGCTGGCAACATTAGCACATAATGGGATTATAATTACGTCTATTTCTGGTGATGGAGTTGACTTTGATCCGATATTGTGTGATGCATTCGCGGAGTACGAGAGAAGGATTATGTAACATTATATTTATTATCAGACTATAGTGTAACCCCTGTAACCCCCTGCCAGAGTTGTGTATTCCCTACACATTTAAAAAGAGCAGGCATGGTGCGTATAAATAGACCCTCCTGATAATTTAGTGGCGATTTGATCGACTATATGGTAGACTCTAAGTAAACATTTGCGCGTGTCGCTACAATGTTTATCTCTAGAGAGGAACGGATTCCCTCTTTTTTCAATACAAACATAAAGTATTTTTATCATGTCAAAAGGAAAAAGAATAGGCTATATCCGCGTTAGCACTGTAGATCAAAATCCGGACAGGCAGCTAGAGGGGATTGAGCTAGATAAACGTTATGTGGAATATGCTAGTGGACGTACGGTTTTTAGGCCTGAACTAAAAAACCTCGTCAACTATGTGCGTGAAGATGACGTCCTCTACATTCACTCGATTGATCGTCTGGCAAGAAATTTGCGCGACCTGAAAATGTTGGTTGATGGATTCGTATCGAAAGGCGTGCGGGTCATTTTCGTTAAACAACACCTGGAATTTTGTTCGGACAACTCTCCGATATCAAATCTAATGCTATCTCTTTTAGGTGCAATCGCAGAGTTTGAGCTGGAACTATTGCGCGAGCGTCAACTAGAGGGCATAGCAATTGCAAAAGCGGCAGGTAAATACGTTGGACGTAAAAAAAGTCTAGACAAAACTAAAATTGAACTGTTACGATCGGCGCTTGAAACGCGCCAGAGCAAAAGTTCTATCGCGCGCGATCTGGGAATTTCCAGGAAAACGCTATATACGTACATAGAGCATTTGGACGTTGCATAATGCTATTTGAAATTGACATAGACGTCGAAGATCTGCGCGACAAATTATTAATAGAAACTCTGGAGGAGGAATATATAGAGATTTTTAGCCGGCTTTCTAATAACACTAAAAATCTGTTAGGTAACAATTTCATGAAACTAAAACAAGACCTAGAAAACATGAAAGATAAATTTAAAACTTATCATAGAGGAAAGGTAATAAAACAGATAGAAGAGATAAAGATAGATTTAAGTCAGATCGATTTTAGGTTTAACGAATTGTCGCCTTAAAACTGGTGGATTCATGTCGTCCTCAAAAGAAAAAAACAATCGTCAGCAGCCAGAAAAGTTTGCCATGAGCATCCGAGAAATGAAAAAGCGATTGATAGAATACGACAAAAAATCAAGATCAAAAAAATCCTATAAACCTCTCAGGGACGGCTATAACTTTGGTGGGTTTTCATTAAATTAGAGGCTGCCTGTGGCACGGACGAAAGAGGAGAAGAATGAGTACGCTCGTTTATACCGAGATAACAACAAAGATAAGATCGCAGAAAATGCTCGTTTATACTACGAGAGCAACAAAGAGCATCTCTCCGAACGTAAGCGTTTATACTACGAGCGTAACAAGGAGCATGTCGCCGAGCGTAATCGTTTATACCGCGATCAGAACAAGGAGCATGTCGCCGAACGACAGCGTTTATACGTCGCCCGCAACAAGGAGAAGCTAGCAGAATATGCTCGGTTGGTTCGCAAGCGCAAAAAAGCGAAACGCTTAGCCGAGCAACAGCGCATAGCAGAAGCATCCCGCGTCGAGCAGATCGCCGAGGAAGATCGCGTATTCAAAGAGATTTTTGGAGAAGATCTTGAGACTGTTTGATCTTTCCGATGATCGTGTTTGCCTGCCCTTTATTCAGATCTGATATACCCGCACGATAGCCGCGCCATTTTAAGAATGCTATCTGTTTCGCTGAAATGGGTTCCTCATTCCACTGAGCTGTATGATCTGCAATAATGAATTCTTTCCTATGTTTTTTTGCGAACTCCTCGGCGATGTCAAATGCATAATCAAACGACAGTTGCGACGCCAAAATCTTATGGTTTTTTGACTCAACGCCCTTAACAACAACAGAATAGAGCCCGTCATGACAGCACATAATATGAACGCCCATGTAACTTCCTTCAATAGAGTAATTTACGTCAATTTTTTTCCATTTAAATGTGCTTCCTAACACATTATGATCTATAAGATATGCTTTCAGTACTTTGTTTAATGTTTTTGGAATATTTTCTTTTTTCTCTACAAACTCTTCTCTCTTAGCAATCTCTATATCAAACGTTAAATCTGACACGCTTCGCAACGTATGATCTTTATCGCAAAAATCTATTATCAGACAGTGCTCTTTGTTGGGGAATAGACGAAGCCCTCTTCCACACATTTGTTGATACAACCCGATGTATTTAGTTGGTCGGGCTATGATAACGCATTCAATATCAGGACAATCGAAACCTTCGGTCAACACCATGCAGTTTGTCAGGACGTCAATTTCACCTGCATTAAAACGATGCAAAATTCCGTCTCGCACTGTTTTGCTAAGAGTACCATCAATAGATTCTGATCGTATGCCATTAGATGTAAAATGATCTGAAATATTGATGGCGTGCTGAACATTCACTCCGAAACAGATTGCCTTTTTCCGTAGAGCTGTATTGATGTATGTATCTGTGATGATGTCCAAAACTTTTTCTGTGTTCATGGTATTGAACAATGAATCGGAGGAGTAATCTCCGCTTGAGTCCTCTTTAACACTAGAAAGATCCAACTCCATACCAACTTTAACACCCTTGGGATGACACAAAAACCCCTGCAAAATCATGCTCTGAATTGATTTTGTATAGACTATCTCATCAAAATCCTCAGCTAGTCCTCGGTTATCAGAGCGACAAGGGGTAGCTGTAAAACCCACTAGTAATTTCGATGTGTCCTTTCCAAAACCCAGCTGAGTTATGACTTCTCTGGCGCTATCGCTGCTAGCGTGATGGCATTCATCGTATATAAGGAGATCAAAATTTTGTGAGATTAACTCATTAAGATTTAATTGTTTGCGTGCAGATTGGATGCTGGAGATGACGATATTTCTGTCAAATTGCTTGCTGAAAGCGTCAACTATGCCAATATCATTTTCTCTAATGTCAGGGCAGACCATCCTCAGCTTGTCTTTCGATTGTTGCAAAAGCTCACATGTATGAGCGATTATCAGGGTTTTGATATTAAGTTTTCTAACCAGCGCAGAGAATATAACTGTTTTACCTGCTCCTGTGGGTAAGTGTACAATCTGCCTGTTTACGCCATTTTTACGTTTCTCGCAAATAGCGTCTATGCAATCGATCTGATATTGACGTAGCGATATATTAGTCATTTTTTCCTGGGGAATTTTACGTTAAAAAAACCCGCTATTGCTAGCGGGCCACAAAACAAAGGGAAATTTTAGAATTTTTTTTGTCGTGAAAATCCTTTGAAAAAACCTTTGCAATTATTCGTGCAAACCGAGTGCGGCTAGGAGCCATTCCACCCACAGTGCGGGGCCAGTATCATCACCGTTCATCATATGTAAAATCAAAATATAAGTGTAGATAAAAATTTCAGTATCTGTTTAAAATAGAGTTATTTCCCCAGGTAATGCTCTATGCCGTCGTACGAGTCAGGACAATATTCTTTAGGTTACGTCGATCCGTCTGACGTTTCAAATAAAGAATTAAAGGGTATGATGGACTGGTTTTATCAGTCCAACTACCCCATCAACGCTGTCCAATGGATGCAGGGTTCGATAGATAAACGGTTTAAAGTTGGCGATCAGCAGCTTTTTAATCAGTTTTATGGTAATCAAGGGCAAACGTCTCAGAAATATTTTTTCAATTTAATTCTTCGACATATCAACATGGTCGCAGGTTTTCAACGTAAAAATCGTAAATCGACTGTTACTATTCCCATTCATGAAAATGATGACCCTTTGTCAGACGATTTTAACGCTGTGCTACGTTGGTGCGATGATCGTTCAGGATTTCAGGAATATCTATCCCAGGCGTTTGAGGGGGCATGTGACACAGGAGAAACTTTACTACATTTGTATCCAGATTTTACATTTGACCCGGTATCCGGAGATCTTTTTAGTGATAGCGTATCGTATAATAATTATTTGATAGATCAGTACACTAGGAAGCAGGATTTATCAGACTGTAACGGTATCTGGCGACGTCGATGGGTCTCGAAAGAAGTGGCAAAACTACTTCTCCCCGGTTATTCTTCTGAAATAGATAAAATGAACCCGGGCGGAATGAAAGATGGTCGCTTCCCGATGCAGGCCGAGTTACAAAATGTCGCAATCTCAAACCTATTCACGTTCGATGAATTTTATTACCGCACCACAAGACCGGGTAAAATAATACTCGATCCGATGACCGGCGAGGCCACAGAATGGAATGAAGATGAAACAGCAGAGGATGATGAGTTCGATCGCGTAATGGCCATGCAGCCGTGGCTTCAGGTAAAAGAGACTCAAATACCGACTGTTAAAATGGTCATAACTCTTTCAGGTAAAACGGTATATAACGGCAAAAACCTACTCAATATTGACGAATACCCGTTTGTACCGACACAATGCTATGTAAACCAGGATATTCCAAATTATGCGTGGAGAAAATTCGGGATCGTCAGAAATTTACGTGATGCTCAATTCCTCTACAATATGCGAAAAGTGATCGAACTACAGATCATGCAATCGTCGCTAAATGCGGGCTGGATATATCCCGTTGACGCTGTGACCGAT